GTCTGTTTCATCTCCTTGGCGACGCCGTGAACGTTCAGAACTGAATGGTTCGACTATCGTCCGACAAGGCACTCTTCGAAAGAAGAATGCCAATACCGGTGCGGTCGTTCAAACTATTCCAGTTAATGGCGGCACGTGGCCTTTCCGTTCTAATGAGGTCACTTGGGATCAACTCCACAAGGGACCGCCATTTAAAAGCGGTGGCCCATTTGCGTCTGTGAAAGCTAAGGTAGATCTTGGAATTAAAGGTGCCGGCATACACAGGAGTACCCCTTCGGGGGGATTCTTCTGGGAGTATGACGGTGGATTTGCCAGACCCTTCTTGTCGTACGAAACGCCGCGACTAGCCTCTATGACGAGTCTAGGAACGGTTGATCCGTATGCATCAGGGTCCATCTTCGTTTCCGAAGGAGACAGGGGTTCGGAGGCCTACGATAGATTGAGGCCTAAGTTATCCCATGCTGATACAGCTGTGTTCCTTTATGAATTAAAGGACATGTCGCGTCAATTGCAAACGTCCGCAGCGTTCTTTAAGAACATCTACGAACGATACAAACGACCGATAGGGAAAATCCCTAAGCTGTTCGGCCCGAAAGGGCTCGATTTGAATGGAAATCAGATTCCGTTCTGGTTGCAAAATTATTACGCTTCTTTGGTCTCCGTTGGAGCCATTAAGCGTTCTAAACGTGCAGCCGATCATTATCTGAACCATCAATTCGGATGGGTCCCGTTTATTAATGATATCCTCAAGATTAATGAGGCATATCAAAAACAGAGGCAGTATATCGATCAAATTACGAAAGATAACGGCTCCTGGATAAGACGGGCTCGAACCATTGGTAGCGAGCATGAGGAGACTGTTACCCACTCTGGTTATACGCAAGGTATTACCTGGCGTCCAGAGATGGATCTCATGTCTTCTGACATCTCGCCCGGTACGTATTCTCGCTATCGGCTTGAGCAGCGTGACGTCAAAGTCACAACCCTCTGGGCCGCTGGCTCTTTTACGTACTACCGTCCAGAGTTTGATTCATCTCTTTCCGATTACGAAAGTAATTGGAACGAAGCCATGAGGCTCTTAACCTATTATGGTATAAGGGTGAATCCTTCAACTCTTTGGAAAGTAACTCCGTGGACTTGGCTCATCGATTGGTTCCTAGGTTTTGGCACAATGATAGATCGTGCCACTTCTTGGGCCCTCGATGGAGTTGTGTCCCGTTATATGTACCTCATGAAGCAAACGACTTCTGTCGTTTCTCACTCAGTTTCCGTCAATTGGAAAGACGGATTGAGTAACTTTAATTGGATCAATTCTATTGACTCCAAACAAAGAGAGGTTGCAGATAACAATTTTAGTTTTCGTCTCAACGGCGCGCTATCTGCGCGTCAGCTCGGCATACTCGCCGCCTTGGGTTTGACCAGGCGATGAGTGTGTATCGAACTGCGGAATCACTTACCTGGGGGGGATGAGATCCCTACGGGTTACCGCGGTTTACTTCTCAATTACTTAAGGAGTCAACCATGGCATTTGCCGATCCCCAAACTGTTACCGTTAATTTGGTAGCGAATTCTTTACCTCGTGTTTCCACTACTGGACTTGCGTCCAAGTATCAGAAAAACGACCAAAGTTTTACTTTGGAAATCAGCCATGCTCCCTCTAAAGGGCGCATTCGCTCGATGGCAAAGCTTACGCAAAGAGCTATCGTACCCGATCCGCTTACAGCGGTGAACGACTACGAGACTCTTATCTTTTACGTTGTTGTAGATCGCCCAGAAGTGGGCTTCTCAGCAGCGCAACAAGACCAACTTATAACCGGGTTCAAAACCTGGTTAGGAACCGGAACGAGCGACAAATTGTTCGGAATGGAGTCATAGACCCCATGTCGAATAAATTTGGTGGAGTCTTGACGTCTCTATCAGTGTATGCGCTTGTGATTTATTTCACATGCATCATACTTCTGATTCTGATTTTCAAGGTCCATTAATGCTGCTGTTCACTTTACGGTAGGTATTCAGTTTGACTGATGCCTATCTGGCATCAGAAGGTTAATGTCCTGGTTTATCTGGTTGCTCCTAGTTAGGAGTTCTCAGTGAAACAGAACGTAAGTGACCACCTTGAGTTGCTGCACTTTGTCTATATAGACGCCTGCAGCAAATGCATCGCTGATGTCTCCGATTTACGTGACCTTGAAACTATAAGATCACGGGTTGAAACAGAGGGATTGTCTTTTCTTACAATCACTCTCCCCGATTTTTGCCGTGACTTCGAGAGAAGTCTGGCTATCGGGCATATAGACCCATCTCTTTTTCGAAACTTTCGAAAGAGAGGATCAATCCCTGCATTCTTGCAAGGTATGATCGGTCTTGTTTTCAACCGAGAGACAGGAAGGATTTATGATGAAAATTCCCCCAATTGGTCTGATATTCCGACCATTGTTGAATCCGTCAGGCAGATATGCCTTACGTTCAAGAAAATTGAAGCAGATTGCACCCCCGAAAGGGTTGCGGCTGCGATTCAGAATTACATCACAATTGAACAATCTTTTCAATTGTTTTCACTTACCGAGGCAGCGTACAAGTCGTTTGATCTTGTATCGTCTGTTCTGTGGAGTAACTGCCTGGCTGATATACGCCTGGATATGTTATCTCCTAGACATGGCCCCGGTACTACTGCTGAAGGAATTTCTGGAAACCAGAAATACGTTTGGCAGCGGTGGCACGAGCGTCTCGAGCCTTTCTTCCCTTTTATCGATAGTGCTTATTCTATAAGCGCTTTCGACTCAAAGGAGCTCGAAGTAGTAACGTTCGTTCAGCCAGACCAGGAATATCCCGTAAGGGTTATTCCTGTTCCGAAAACCTTGAAAGGACCCCGCATTATCGCCATCGAACCTGTTTGCATGCAATATGCACAACAGTCGATACGCTCCCTTCTTTACGAAAGGATCGAATCCTATGATCTTACGGCTGGCCACGTAAATTTTCGTGACCAGTCAATTAATCAAGGTTTAGCGATAGTGGCCTCGACAGACGGTCGTTTATCAACGATCGACCTGTCTGATGCAAGTGACAGAGTTCCTCTGGATCTTGCAGCCTCTATGTTCAATTCGAATCCCGATCTTCGGGAAGCGATATTGGCATGTAGGTCGACTCGAGCCCAGCTTCCTGATGGGAGGATAGTTTCCCCTCTTCAGAAGTTCGCCTCGATGGGTAGTTCTGTGTGTTTTCCAGTAGAAGCCATGTACTTTTACACTATTTGTGTAATGGCTCTGCTAGATGCACAACACCTTCCTGTGACGCACGCGAATGTTTATTACGTTTCGCGTGATGTCCACGTCTATGGTGACGATATTATCGTCCCAACGACGTATGCGATTACTGTTCTTGCTTACCTGCAGAAGTACAATTGCAAGGTAAACTCCTCTAAGACTTTCGTCAGTGGAAACTTTCGAGAGTCGTGCGGAGTTGACGCTTACCGTGGATATGAGGTAACACCTACATATCTTCGTAAAATACGTCCTAAGAACAAGCGACAAGCTTCAGAGATTATCTCCTGGGTCGCAACGGC